CATTAGGTGCAGATAATAAAACTTATATAGCAGGTCTTAAAGACGCTACAATTTCATTGTCAGGTCTTTGGGATTCAACTGCAGACGCTATATTTGGTGCAGTAGTTGGACAATCAGCTACTTTATCATTTGAATATAGCCCTGAAGGAACAACAGGTGGAAATGTAAAATATACAGGAGAAGCAATTTTAACTTCTTATGCAATATCTAGTCCTGTTGGAGACGCAGTTGGATATTCAGCAGACCTTCAAGTTTCAGGTGCAATCACTCGTGGTACACACTAAGTAGAATAGGAGAGCTAGGCGTATGGCTAAGATTTTAAACTTAGATGACATCAAGTCATTACCTGATGTGCCGACTAAAACTATTGATATTCCACAATGGAATGTCTCTATAAAAGTCAAAGGCATATCTAAAAAAATGCAAATAGAACTTGGTAGATTAATCAATGGAGAAACAACAGACGCTTTTGATTATCAAAAAGCATTATTAAAAGCTAGTGTTGTTGAGCCTGAACTATCAGATGAAGCAATAGATGAGTTGTATGAAAAAGACGCAACCGTTATTGACTTAATATTTGCAGAACTCAATACTCTTAATGGAGTAGGAAGTGAGATTGAATCTGCATTAGCAGAAGATTTCAAAAGCGAATCCTGATTTAGTTTTTCAATTCAGATTAGCTCGTGATTTAAGAATGACAGTTGGCGAACTGCGAACTAAAATGTCATCATTAGAGTATTCACAGTGGGCTACATTTTATTATGTAGAACAACAAGAGAGAGATAAACAACGAGCTATGGCAGAAGCAGAAGCTAAGAAAAAGAGAATGAAGTAATGGGTAGTTCAAATATCCTTATCAAACTCGTATTAGAAGGTTTTAATAAAGCTAAAGCCCAAATGAACAATTTGGGTAAGCAAACTGATTCTTCAGGTGGCAAGTTAAGTAAGTTTGGTACTGTTGCCAAGATTGGTGCAGTTGCCGTTGGTACAGTTCTTGTAAAAGCATTATCACAAGCTACAAGAGAATTTATAGAGTTTGAAGATAAACTCAACCAATCTCTTGCAATTATGCAGACAACTGAAGAACAACAGAGAGCTATGGCTCAGGCTTCTCGTCAAGTTGCAATAGAATCTCGTATATCGGCTAGTGAATCAGCAGAAGCATTTTTCTTCCTAGCTTCAGCAGGTTTAGACGCTGAACAATCTATATCTGCACTTCCACAAGTTACCAAGTTTGCTCAAGCAGGTATGTTTGATATGGCACTTGCTACTGACTTGGCTACTGACTCACAATCTGCATTAGGTCTAACAGTTAAAGACGCAGAACAAAACTTAACAAATCTTACAAGAGTTACTGATGTCTTAGTAAAAGCAAACACATTAGCAAACGCTTCTGTACAACAGTTTGCAGAAGCACTTACAACAAAGTCAGGCTCGGCATTAAAAGTTACAAACAAATCAATCGAAGAAGGTGTTGCAGTTCTCTCAGCATTTGCAGATAGAGGTGTTAAAGGTGCTGAAGCAGGAGAGAAACTTAATCAATTACTTAGAGATACAACAAGAGCAGTAGGTAAAAACTCAGAAGTATTTAAGAGATTTAATATCAATATTGTTGATAATGAAGGCAACTTAAAGAACTTAGCAAGTGTAATTGATGAATTGGATAATGGTATGGCAGGTTTGTCAGACCAACAAAAAGCAGTTTTATTAGACCAATTAGGACTTAATCGTGGTGTAGCAGACGCAGTTAAAATCTTATCAGGTGCAGGAGACCAAATACGAGAGTATCAATCTGCATTAGAAAACGCAGGTGGTGTTACTGAAGATGTTGCTAATAAACAAGTTGAATCATTACAAGGTCAATTAGAGATACTTAGTTCTAAATTTACAGAAGTAGGACTTAGAGTTGTGGACGCTTTAGCACCTGCTTTAGAAGGTGCAATAGGTTTATTAGACGGAATGTTGGATTCATTACTAGGTAATACTGAAGCAACAGATGAAGTTATAGACTCAACTGAGAGATTTAATGAAGCACTTGCGATGACAAGTAAGCAATCATTCTCAACTAACTCAGCATTGAACGACCAACTTACTTCTGAAAAACAACTTAGAGATGAGACCGAAAACATAATTGATAC